ACATATCCGTTTCCGAAGTACGATATGTAAAATATTTTTGATGAATGTTTATTAAATCTTCTAACCTTTCGTAATATGTTATTTTATCAAAGACATATTCGTATTTCTTTCTATCACCATAAGGTGCCAACCCCATAACTTTATACTCACCTTCGTTGGGTTTAAATCCCAAATATGCAGTCAACGCTGAATAAACCAATCCTAAAGAATTTGGGAAATTTAAACTAGTTATTTGTTGAAATTTATTATCTCTAATGTAGCATGCTAACAGGGTTTCATTTTCACCAACAGCATCTACGGATAATCCTATTGCATTATTAAATGGTGATGTATAATATGAAAATGCTAAATGAGAAAGGTGATGTTTTGTATAAAGTATTTCACCGTTATATCCAATGTTTTGTAAAATTCCTTTAATATTTCCTTCGGTCTCATTCCATCTTTTTTCAAATGCTCTCCATTGCGGAAACCATCTTCTCAAAGGAAACCATTTAGAACCAATTTGATTTTCAACTCTTTTAAATTTTAGGTCAGGTCTTTCATACCAACAAACCATATCAACTTCATCAATTGTAATTTGTGAATAGTTTAAAACCCATTGGATTGCTTTAAACGGAAAAGAACTATCGTGCTTTATGCCAGATAGTTTCTCTTCTTCTATTGCTGCTATTACTTTACCATCAATTACCAATGCAGCAGATGAATCGTGGTAAAATCCGGATAAACCCAATTGTATCATAGTTAAATTTTTATATCACCTTCTTTATCAAATTCATTATATAACTCCATTTGTCTTTCTTTCATTTTATTGACAACTTTTGTTATGTAATGTGTAGGATGTCCTGTCATTTCTCTAATAAGTAGGTATAAAGATTTTTTATTGAAATTTTCTATAAATTCTGCTCTTCTAAACAATTCCAATACAGCATCTGCAATTTGCATATCTCTTTTTTTCGGAAAAAAGTTTTCTAAATGTTTATCCCAATATTCTAACATTCTGATATTAAATGTTCTATGTTCATCATTTCTAACTTCTTCTCTAAAATTATTTTCAGTATCCCAACTTTCAGGCATTGCTGACATTACATCAGTATCTTTATATCGTTTATAGTTTGCATTGTTATTTAAGATAAGATAGTTTCTCGCAACAATAGTAAAGTAAGAAAAGGCTTTACCTTTACCATTTTTATACATATGAATTTTCTCAATCATAAATGCAACAACCTCAGCCATTACATCCTGTGGGTCATCATCAAAGTAAGTAAATTTCCATTTGTTGTAAACTATTTCTGCTAATTTTTTAAATGCAGAATCAATACGTTCTCTATAAATTCTATCTTTTATAAATTGGTCACTTGTTAAGTTGTATTCTATGATAGCATCTTCCGTATCTTTTGTAAAATATTGTCTATTAGGTCCTCTTTTGCGTGGCATTATTTTTGAGTTTTAAATCTTTCAATAGTTTCTTTTATTTGATAAAATATAGAACCTACATCATCATCTTTCTCAAACATCTGTCTTTGGTCAATTTGACGTAATGCTTCCAGTAATGCTTCGTTTCTTGTTGTTTCCGTTTTTATAAATTGTTCATATTCTTCAACCATATCTTCGTATTTTTCTAATTTTAGAAGAAGATTTCTTATTATTGTTCCGAATACTAAAACCAATAATAGTATAACTAATATCATTTCCATATTAAACGATTTCATATCCTTTTAAAAAATAATCATTTGCTTTTTTATATTTCACTTCTACCATTTCTCCTTCTGGTGATTTCATAACTACTTTATCGTTTCTACCATATGTTTGTCTTTTAGCAACTGTCGTAGTATAAACTCTATCTTTAATTGTAAATCCATCTAAATGGTCAATTTCATGTTGAACAATAACCGTCATCATTGTTTCTTTTGAAATTTCTTCATTTTTTTTATCTCCTTCCGGATTAATTTCAAAAGTTAATTCACCCAAATTATCGGTATCAATTACAACTTTACAAGCTCTAATTGTTCTTATAGGTCTTTCTATTGTTCTTGGTATAGAAAGGCATCCTTCATAAAAAAGAAAACCTTCTTTTGATTTTTCTTTAATAACAGGGTTTAATAAAAACAATTCTTCATCTCCAAATTTTATTAAACATGCTCTTTTTTTAATTCCCAATTGTGTTGCTGAAATACCTAAACCTGGATGCTGTTTCAATCCTTCTTCTAATTGCTGTCTTAATTCATCTGCTTCTTGTTGTGTGATTTCTATCTTTGCACATGGTGTTTTAAGAAATTCTCTAAATTCTTTTGTTTCAAATCCCCTACTGTCTTTGTCAATTACTAATTTCATTTTTTATTTTTTTAATCCGTATTTTATAAATTTATACCAAATTCGTTCGTGTATGTAATACTGAATTGGTTTGTATACTAATTCTGCAACCCCAAATGCAGCACCTACTTTAACTGAACCACTTACCCACCACATTATAATAAATCCTATTAAAGTGGATATAATACGATATGAAATCGTTTTAGCGATATGTCTTTTGCGTTCTACTATCATTTATCCGTATTTACTGAATATTCAATTATATCACCATTTGAATCCATATACCCTTCTCTAATCTTTGTACCACTAATCATTTCAACATCCGTTGGTGGTGTGTGGTGTATTACTTCATAACCGACACCTCTACCATAATTTACACTTTCAATATCAGGAATAATTGAAATCATAACCCTATCGGAATTTTCAATAAAGAATTTTTCTTGAGATAAATCTCTCAATACTTGTTGTGCTGATTTGGGATTATTTTCATCAACTTGTACATCTCTGATTGCAACCCATACATTTTTTCCTTTATTAAGTTGTTGGTTTATTAACCACTCATGTCCGGCATGCCATGTTTGCCATCTACCAATGTATAATGCGTATTTTTTCATATTATATAAATTTTAATATTGCTAATTCTTTTGCTTTTGCTTCTACCATAATGTCAATATCCAATCCGTATGTATTTGGTAGTGAATTGATATATAGTGAGTGGGCCTGTGGTTTTTCTTTTGGATTATTTTCGTGAAGTGCTTTTGATTCGGAATAGTGTACTTCTTGTCTAATTCCTTTCGGCCAAGTTGTTGCTGCAAGTTTAAGTGCTTGCTCTTCGGAAAGGTCGCCTGTACAAAATTGGTGGTGATGGTAATCGAATACAATCGGAATATCTGTTTTTTTGTGAATGTACATCAAATCCTTAACAGAATACATTGAACCCTTATCATCATTTTCAATTGTAAGCCTCTTTTTAACCGAATTAGAACACCTTTGGAAATTGGTGATAAATCTATCCATCGCACTCTGTTTATCTCCGTAAACCCCATTACAATGGATATTAATGTTATTGTATGTTGTTTTAGATAAACCCATCATATCAAATATTTTACCATGTAGTTCTAAATCTGCGATTGTATTTGTTACAACAGTTTCATTTGGTGATGTTAGTACACAAAATGGACCAGGATGCGAATTAATACGCATATTCCAAAATTTTGCATAATCACCTGCTTTTTTAAGTTCTGCTTTGATTTGTTTGTAATCTTTTAATTGAGTTAAATCAATATGGTCACCCCATGGAATAACCGCAGAGGATAATCGGAAAAAATAGATACCATTTAATCTATTCCATTCCAAAATCTTAATTATATCCGAAGCATTTTTAAGTGCAAGTTCGGAAACATAATCTAATCCTTTAGCTTCAAAGGTTTTTTTAATCATAGCACGGTTTGTAGAAACCCGCTTACCCATACTCATATTAATACATGCATATCCTATATTCATAGAATGTAATATAAGAAAAATAATCTAAAATACCAAACTATTTCTTTGGTTTCTTATAAGTCAACCAATAATTGACTGCATTTTGGTCGTTAATCCATTTTGATTTATCTGACCAATCAAAATCATCTTTTGAATAATATGGAAATAAATTTCTTATTCCCAATTCTCTTTCTCTATGTCCTTCAGGAGACCATTCATCTATCATACCATCACCATCCGTATCATATCCATCAATAGTACCATCCCCATCCAAATCTATTGGTATTCTTAAAGGATTTTCCATTATATCCGTATTTTCTTGCTCTTTTGGAGAATTTTTTCCACTATCTTCTGTATTTTGGGGGGTTTTTTCTACTATATCACCATATACCTCATATAAACCTAATTTTTGGTCATTTTCCATCACTTCGGTTAAAATATTTTTTTGTTTCTTCTTTTTATTTTCAACTAACCCATTAAAAGCGATAATTAGAGCTACTGCAAGTGGGTCAAATACAATTACAATCAAAAATATGAAGAATTTTACTACATTTTTCAGTTCCATACCAAATGCTTCGGCAACAAAACGAAATCCACCAACTTCTTTTTCTAAATCTAAATTTTTTAACTTAATTTCGTTGATTTTTTCGGTATTTTGAGCATTTTCAGTTTGAAATTTCTCAATTTGTGAGTTGATTTTAGTAGTTTGACGGTCTTTACTGTCAATACTACGCAGTAAACGAGAATTTACCTTACCTTTTTCTAAAATTGTTGATTGAGTTTGAGAAAGTCCACTCAATTGTTCGTTTAATTGAGTAATTTGAGCCGTATTTTGGTCAATTTTTGTTTGATAAACCGCAATTTCTCTATCTACAACTTGTAGTTTTAAAGATTGTGCCTGAAATGCATTTGAAAGATATCCGAATATACCAGCGGAAGTGATTAACATCAATACACCTACGGAAATAGTTAAATACCATTTATTAAAACCTGTAATTTCATCCCATTTTTGCTTTAAATAGGTTGCTGCTACTAATTTAGCTAATTCTAACGCAGATGCCATTATCATTACCGATAAAGAGGCCCCAGCGAATAAAACACCCAAACCTGTTACCGAAAAGTATGCCGCACATCCTGCAATAATTAGTGCGGAAAAACCCACTAAATATTTAAGCCAATTCATTATCTGTTAATTGATACTAGCTCTGCTACTCTCTCAACAATCTTACGTGCATCATCAATTGTTTTGTTGATATCCGATGGTGATACTTGCTGTGCACCATTTGCTACATTCTGTAAGATGCGTAATTTACCATCCAAAGCTTCTAATAAAGTTTGTATTTTTTCGTTATATATCATACTAATAAGTATTTTTTAAATAAAAAAAGGGTAAAGTGTTTAGACTTTACCCCTCTAATATACAAAAAATAACCGAATTAACCAACTTTAATAGTTAATTTTTTTGGTTTGGACTCTTCTTTTCTTTCAACAATAATTGATAAAATGCCGTTTTTAATTTCAGCTTTAGCATTTCTACCGTCCAAATCTTTTCCTAACGTAATAGTTTCATTGATGTTTCCAATCAATTGTTCTACTGCTGTTTTTTCATCCTTTGTTTCTTTTTTTGCAGTTACTTCAATCTTATCTTCATAACAATTGATTTCTACATTTTTAGGTTCATGTCCTAAAACTGATAATGCGATGAATGCTTTATCATCTTTTACCTCTACTGCAAATTTTGAAGGTACATAAGTTGTAGAATGATTTTTCCAAATTGGAGAATCTGTTTCAAATAAAGTATCAAATACTTTATCAAAGTTTGTGTAATACATAATTTAAGTTTTTTTAATTAAACAATATAACTAATATTATTCAAATACTATACCACCCTTTACTTTGTTACAAATTTATGACACTTTTACATTTACTTTCTTACAAATCAGAAAATATGTCACTAATCTATGTTATCTTGTCTTTCAATGATTGTAGACATATGGTCTGCCCAATGCATAATAAATTGTAATTTATAAACTAATTGTTTTTTTAGGTCGTGGCCTGCTAAATACTTTTGATTATCTTCATCATACATACCATCGGTAAGTTTGATAGCAAAATATTCTTTTTCATTATATTGAATACCATAGTGGTTTAGTGTAAAAAAAGTTCTATCGGTCAAAGTCATATATGGTATTTTTTCATTACGAACAAATAGGGTTCCGTATTTCTTTTGAGACCATTCTTCTTGATTTGGTAAATAATGCAACTCACCTTTAATACCCAACTTTCCCAAATCGTGATGTAAACAACTGAATACCAATTCTTCTTCTGTAAAATCAATTATACCACCTTGTGCAATAAACAAATCTCTCATTTTAAGAGCATTCTTTGTTACATTAAAGATGTGGTCAATATATCCACCTACATATGCGTTGTGATAGTGTTTTGAGCCAGATGCTGCTGATATTGTAAGATTGATTCCTAATTCTTCTTCGGAATACATATGGAGTAATTTATCCAATCTTTCTCCTTTGAAATACTTGTTAAGGACTGCAATAAATCTATCGTAATTTGCTTTTAGTTCTAGTTCTGTTTTTTGTTTCATAATTTAGAGTTTAATTGTTTATAATACTCTAATATACGAAAAATATTCTAAATTACAAAATTTAAATCAATGTTTTTGTACCGTTTCTATATCTTTTTCTATTATCTAACATAAATTTAAATTCTATACCCAAATATTCTTCTAATTTTCTTACCCCTTCATATGAAAAAAATAATTCTTCATATGTTATTTGTAAACAATCTTTACAACTTTTTAAATACAAATTTTCCTCTTCAATTTTAATTTGTAAATCTTCTATTTCTTTGCTATATTTTTGTAAAAATTCTTTAGGTATTGTGTAATCAGAAAATTTTTTTTCCACAAAATCGGCATATAATCTACTTTCCGCCTGTTCTTTTTTATTTTCTCTAATCAATATAATTCTTTTATCAAATAGTTTATATATTGATTCATATGGGATTTCATTTGGTGTAAATTTAATAATTCTATTATCAATTTCTTTTATTTCATTAATATCAATATTCCTAATATAATCGGAATCCTGATAATGGTATACCAAAAAGTTTGCTAATGATGTTGAACCTGTTCTATGTGTTGTGTATATTAGTATTTTCATTTTTAATATGATTATAAAAATATTCCGATTGTATTAATTGGCCTTTTTCACCAAAATGCGAATCTATCAAAGTTTTTGATGTTTCGTTTGTTATATCTTCTGCACCAATTGATATTAGGTAATTTCTAAAATTTTCAGTATTACCACCTATATAATTTTTTTTATTTAATCTAACATCAAATGACCAAAAATAAACTTTAAAACCAACTATGGTTGATATGTAATATATTAAATTTTCCCAGTTATATATTTCATCAATCCAATCTTCTTGATTTCTATTATTTAATATTTCTTCAATTGTTTGTGTAGATATTCCTTTTAAAAATTCTTTTCTATTTGTATTCCAATTTGTAGCGGTATCTCTTATTGAAACAAATTTTTTTTGATAATCATCTATTAATCTAAAATTGATTATTGGAGACCAACCTATTATTACGATATCGTTCTTTTTAATATTTTGACAATATTTACAAAACCAGTCAAATATATCATAGTTTGTTTGACCGGATATTGCTAAATTTCGTAGCTTTACTTTTAATTTTTCAGATAATAATTCCGACCAACTTTTAGGGAATGTACCTTTTCTGTAATTTTTATAATGCAGGTATCTTCTTTCTATTGTTTCACCAAATATACTAGATGAATTATCACCAAATACCCATAACGTAACCATATAAAATATTCTAAATTACGAATGCTTTGCTTTTATAGCTGCAAATAGGATTTGTAATATTGATGTATATTGAATCTTTTGTGCTTCTGTTATTGCTTTTTTGTTTGAACTTTGCATTTTATATCATTTTAAATTGAACATCTAATTTAGAATAATCTACCATATAATAACCATTTTTATTATTCAACGCACTTTCAAAATTAGTACCAACTAATTCTTGTGCCATTACACCTTCATATTTTTTATTATCTCCCAAATAATTAAATTGATATACGTTTAATCCATTAGGTGATATACCAACTTTATTGATATTTTCTTTTAATCGTATATCTGACCATTTATTGTGAATCAATATACTACCAAGTATATTAGCGTTTATATCATTTAAATTAGTACCTGCTACAAATACATCTTCAGGTTCAATATCGACTGTATATAAACTACCGGTGTACCATTCTAACTGATTATTAGTTACATCTATTTCACTTTCTAATGCAGTTACTATTTTATCTCCTGGAACAATAAATCTAACAAATTTAAATTTCAACATATCATCTACCGAATCTTTTACTAATACTTGTTCTCCAGGTGCTAATAAAGATGACCCTGATACAGAGCCACTTGCGTATTCTATTTTTGCAAACCAAGATTGATAATTAACCGAATCGGTACTTGCTTCATTTATAATACCATTTTTTCTCACAACTGATGCAGTCGAATATTCAATAGTATTTTCGCTAGAATCCGAACTCATCCAATTTATAGTTTGAAAAGGACTTGCGTTTGCATCCAATCCAACCAATTTAACGGATTTAACAACATCACCAACTTGTAAATTTTCCAATGTTGTAACAACTTCGGCACCATTTACATATTTAACAACTTCGTATTCTCCAGGTACACCAATTGCAACTTGCATTGGATTTGAAAAATACATATATCTCCACTTATTATCTAACTCATTTCCTGTATAAGTTACCGTACCATAATCTAATGGCACTAAATTTTTTGTCATGTGGCCACCCAAATCTATGAGAGTTTCAACATCACTCAATAAAACATTCCAAGTTCTTGCAACATCAAATATGTGATTATCATTTTCACTTAAAGATGCTGAGTTGAATTTGTATTCTTGTAAAAGTAAGAAATCATCTAATTCCGATTTCATTGTTGCTAATTCCGTATTATTTGCGATATTATAAAATGCAGGATATTTTGCTTTACTAAAATCGGGTAATATCTTTTTAGCAATTAAGTTGGGATGGGGTGTGTTATCGGTAACGGAATTTAAATTGTCTAAAATAGTTCCATCCGTTGTATATTTGACATATGATTTAGGAATTATATTCTCGTCATCCGTACCGATTAATAAATTAACAATTTCGGATTTATCTCTACAATACAAATCATCTATAATAGCACTAACATCAAATGAACATCGTAAATAAAACGTATTTGTATCTTCCGTAAAACTTGGTATTGTAATACTTGCATTTGGTATTACTACTTCTTCAAATGTTATATTATTTTGAGCACATTTGTTTTGAAATGCATTTATTGCATCTATACCAATATGTATTTTTTTATATATTACAACAAGTTTTGTAAACGAATTAGTTGTTAAATAGTTAAATAATGGATTTAAATTTAAAAATGGAATATCCATTGCCAATATATCAACATCTGTGTTTATTTCCAATAATTTAACTTCATTTTCTAATTGAAGGAAGTCTGCGCCTATTAATACACCTTTCATATTTTTATTTTCGTTTCATATAAATATACTACAATAATCTTTTTTCAGAAACAGATTCGGTTATGGATTCATAACCATCATTTATAAGATAAAACTTATCTTTAAATTCTGCTTTATAACTTTCTACATTCCTGTAAGATTCATTCCAACTTTTAATTGTAACATTTTTACTATAAGAACGTTCACGTTTTTCTACTCTATCTATACAAATATCAAGTTCTTTGTAAATCATTATCATTGATGTTTCATAACCATTTTTTTCTAAATATTTTCTTTGCTCTAAAATATAATCAACATCTCGTCCGATACTTTCTATTGCAATATTTACTTTATTTTCTATACATTCTAATAAAAACGTATGATTTTGATTAGATGCTTTCTCAAATAAACTATTTGCTACGTTCAACTCCTCTTTAGAAAATTGTTTAATTTTTAAATGTAGGCCGTTGCTTTTTAATAATTTTTCGTAAAAAACATCCACATCTATATGTTTGTAATTTTTTAATTTTTCTTTTATGTAAGTCGATTTTCCGCTACCACCTGCACCGCAGATGAATATTGCTTTATTGTTCTTCATTCAAAAAGTTTTTTATTTTAAGAATATCATTATCATGCTTTATCAATTGCGGTTCCGATTCTATCATTTGTTGCTTTGCATACATAATTAATTCCGGTTTGAGTAATCTTACGTTTGAATTTTTATAATTTATGGTATCAAACATATTAGGAGTATAATTTACAAATAAATCAAAATGTGTGCGATTTTTTTTACTTGTTAGTAAATAACACAATATATTTCCACCCAACTTATCGTTGAATACTGTTTGCATTGGATATACTTTAAAATTTTTATAAATAATATTTTTATAAATTTCCCAATCTGAACATTGCATATTTAAATCTATATCAATGACATCTCTATTTATAATTCCATATAATTTCAAAGTAGTGGAACCACCTATTATTATTGTACCATCTGTAATATCGTATAACAGTGATACGTTATCTTTATGATTATTTATCAAAAAATCAAACATTTATAATATATTCTTTCTTCTATTTCTTGCGCCAAAATTAATTGTATGCCAATTGTGTGTAACAAATATACAATTTGGTAAAATACGTCTTAAAATTCTCTCGTCTAATATAGTAAAATCCATTTCACTATTTACTATTTTCATCAGCATTTCAGGATGATTTGTTCTACATGCATATTCTTTCCAAAAATCGGTATCATTTTTATCACATATATAATGGTAGTATATAAAATTCATATTTTCATCATTAACTGCTTTTATTCTTTTATTATATTCATTAATTTTACCGTTTTCGAAATATTCTTTAAACAATAATAATTGTGTAATTGCTGTCATAATTGATGTTGCTTCCAATGGTTCTAAAAATCCACTACTCAATCCCACTGCTAAACAATTTTTTATCCAAACATCTTTAAACGCTCCTGGTTTAAATCTAAATGTTTTAGGGGATTCTATTGTATGTCCTAAAAGTTTTTCAATTTCCATTTTTGCATCTTCAACTGAAATTTTACTTTCATCAAAAATATAACCACATCCCCATCTATGTTGTAATGGAATTTTCCACATCCAACCATAATCCATTGCATTACTTTCCGTTGATGTGTTCATTTCTTTTGAGTTTCTTGGTAAGAAAAATGGAATTGCCGCATTTACTTTCAACCATTCTTCATACGATTCCCATTCGGAATTGAACACTTTGCCTATTACATTTCTAGCAAAACCCGTACAATCAAAAACAAAATCAGTTTCTAACTCCGAACCATCTTCCAATAGTACATATTCTATATCACCATCATTATTTTGTTTTATACCAGTTGATAAGGCATCAATCCATTTTATACCTCTTTCCAATGCTTTTTCTTTAAAAAATTCTGCAACTAATCTTGCATCAAAATGATATCCATAGGCTTGTTTGGATTTAGTATAATAATCTAAATCAAATTGATTTGATAATGAATTTATTGTCCACGTATGAATAAAATTATGCTGATACACATAATCATCACCTCTCCAATTTCCAAAATTAATTCCAATTTTGTATGTAGATTTTGTTCTATACATAAACTCATTTTCATCAATTCCTAAATCTTTTATAAATGCCGGAAAATGTGTCGTACTACCTTCACCTGCACCGAGTATACCAATCTTACTACTTTCGATTAACTGAACTTCGGAATTTTTCCATATATGTTTAATATATAGTGCAGTCAACCAACCGGCAGTACCACCACCTACTATTACAATATTTTTTGGAATATTCATTTTATATTAATTTGATTCTTTTATTTATAGTATATCCATGTAAATTATATATTGAATCCCATTTTTTCTTAAAATCATCATCCAATACTAACTTCGTTTGAATGTGTTTGCTTGAATTAACTTTTGGTAATTCAAATTGTTTATTTATTATATTTGATACCCAATCTGCAAACTCTTTTAAATTTTCGAAATCGAACCATATAATATTTTCGTTATATAAGTGATAAAATGAATCGGGTTTGAATACTGTATTTAAACTTTTTTTAGATTCACCATTCATATCTACTACATTGTACTTTTTTAAAAAACTATTACATATACGGTCTATACTTTCATTTGAAATGATATCTTCAGATTCGAAAAACAAAATATCATTCAAAGTTAATTCTTTTAATTGTTCATATATTTTAACATCACCCAATCTTTTTAATTCATCTAAATAGTGTTCCCATAAAGAAATAAATTTTTCATATGGATTTCTTTTGATTGCAACGATTGGATATGATTCACCAAACGTTGATTTTAGTAGATTAATATCCATATGTACTCCGCGCATACTATCTACTACATCTTCATCATTTGTATTTACTAAATCTATATCAAATAGATGTTTATTAAAATTTGGTGTATGATATTTTACATTTATACCATATTTCAAACATGCTAATCGGAAAGACATAGAGCTTGTTCTGGGAAGGCTTAAATACAAAAATTTATTTTCCACCAACATTATAATAATTTTGTTTTGTGTAAATTTGGTGTATCAAATGTTATATTACCACAAATCGATATTCTTTCTTGTTTTGAATTTGGGATGGGATGTGGTCTGTGCCAAACACTAGGTTGGAAAAAAATAACATCACCTTCGTTTACTTCCATTGAAAATATATTGTTATCTTCATCCACAATTAGAAATTTACCTTCTTCACCAACCAAATCAGTTGGAATCTGTAAATAAAAACAAAAAGACCATTGTGTTTTTACATGTTGATGTTCATATAGAATGTAGGGATGTGCATGAAAACTATCTCTTACTCCGCTATAGTATTTTTTTGTACTCATAACTTCGTTCACATATTTATAATAGTTTTTTAATGTTTCTGATATATGAAATACCCACAATGATGTAACATATGAACCATCCCATATAGATTCATCTATATTACATAGAGTTCTACATTTATCAACTGCAAAGTTTTTTATTTTAGTAAATTCAGGATGTTCCATTAATATCATGGATTGTCCACCGTATCCTGGTTTTACCTGCCCAAATAGACCTGCGTTTTGATTTACAGCATATATTATTTTATCTTTTGGATAATTCTCGTATCTACAACGGTATATTTTGGTATGTGGTCCTAATTGTATTTCTTCCAATTCCATATTATAAACAATTTTTTTTAATTCTTAATTTATTATCTAAAAATAATACTAAACTATATCTATCGCCGGATATTACATTTTTTACATAGTGTGGTGTTGTTCCTGGAACTATAAACATTTGATTTCTTTTTGGTTTTATTGTCATATTATCTAAAACTAATTCACCACCTTCGAAATCATCATTTAAAAAAATAATAACAGTCCAAGTCCATCTATGAATATGTGGGTCTAAATTCATATCAATAGTATTATTTATACATTGTATACGAACATATCTGGGTGTCGTTGGTAATTCTATTTTTTTAAAAAAACTAAAATCATTATAGTTTTCTAATATATCAACGTAATTAAACTTATACGCACCTTTTTTGTTTTGTCTTTCTAATTCGTTTTCCAAACCCATTTTGTAATATTCTATAAATTCATTTGAATCCGAATCACTTAAAAAATCTGTATATACTTCAATCATATATTATCAATTTTATCCCATTTACCTTTTTGACAAGCACCCTTTACAGGAGTAAATATTTTCTTTTCTAAAGGACACCAACAAAGAGAACAATTTTCTGAATACATTTTGTTTGGTTTATTCCATTCACATCCTTTACATACCGAATATCTTAACATCGCAATCTTTTTTTGTTCCGGTGTAGGATTTGATGCTCGGGACCACGCAGTAACTATTTCTACTATTTTGTTCATAAGGGTTGGGGGTTGGGGGGAAAGTCGTTTTTTAAAGAAAATTTTTTGATATCTCTATTGATAGATTAAATAAATTTAGTTTTGTTATTAACAACGTATTCATAATACTCTTTATCTTTTTTTATAAGATTTAACATTTCTTCCCATTCTTTTGGAAATTCATTTTTTACCAAATAAACTATTTCATCTTTTGATTTCCAATTTTCAGTATTCAAAAAACTATATTCATCTTTATTATATTTTATATCATATCCCATATTGAATAAAAAATTCGTTATCTCATCAATTTGTAATATTTTAAAACGTTTGATATTGTGGTTTCTATATAGGAAATGTATTTTTTGAAAAAACAATCCACACCAATGGGTATTACCGCCGGGTGAAATAAATTCTTTAATTATATTACTCACTTTTTCACTATCACTCCAACAAGTAACAATCTCGGTATGTAAAGCACTTTTTAACCATTCATATGAATCTCTTACCACCAACCATTCAACCGATTTCCACAAATTATAATCCAATATAGGTGAATCTTCTTCCGATTTAGTAAATGTAATATGGGATTGACATGGTAGACTTGTACGGATATGATTCATATATCCAGAAGTTCTTTCGGGACTTTTTATACACTTTGAAAAGTAGCGAGTTCCACATTTTGCCGGAACGGCAATATTATTATTAAATATCTCAACTACCATTTAGACCTCTTTATTTTACGCATTAACCACCATATAGGTAATTTAATAGAAAAGTATACAAATAACAAAATGGACATCAGGACGGCAACAGGAAGCAACATAATAACAGTTGTCGTATCACCTATCCAATCCAATACCGATTTAGTGTGGTTTTCCTCTCGTAATTCCATGATTCCAAGTATTAAAGATGCCAACAGCACCTACGATTAACCAAAATATATTTAATGCGATATACGCCTTATTTTCTCTCTTCCACGCACACCACGTTAGAAGTGCGGCATCAATTGTATTAATACACCACATAAGTAGAAACGGAGTATCGGCATTAAGAATTGATAACATACCAAACGAAAATATTCTCATCGCAACACCGAATCCTTCTAAAAACCCAACCCACCTTTCACTTCCAGGAGATAACCTTTTTTCCATAATTTAAAATTTATTCTTGTTCATCAACATAATCGTTACTATCGGCATTACCGTAACCAATGAAGGTTTTCTTATCTTGTTCGTACACCGCCCATTGTCTGCGACCATCGCTTAAATCTTTTATAAAATAACCATAAAAAATATCTCCTTCTCTTATTAATTTAATCCGTTTACCCTTATCACCCTTTGTGAAATCCTTTTCAAATACAGGTATACTATTCCTTGATAGGGCATGCTGCTTTCTCATTTTTAATTTTTTTATTACCGGTGCAGCTTGTGTAGCAGGTTCACCATTGGTAGCTCCATTTGTTCCGGTTTCGGTTGAGCCGGATGCCGGTGTTGATACGGGTGCTTCCACTACTTCGGCGAGTGTAGTATATTTGAATAATACCGGTGGTTCTTCATTACGATTACTATTCACTCCGGACTCAGCAACTTGTTGAAAATCAATAGTAACTTGAGAATCAGGTAGAGTACCATTATAGAATACATCCTTAATCATATTAAAATCTCGGCGTAAAACAGTAATACGATTTTGTAAGTTTTTTAAGAAGAGTTCTAATTTGGTTTTATCCAATGTACCATCAGATTGTTTAGTAGCAGTGTTAAGAGCAGCAATTGAATATACGGTATCATCATCCCCTAATTCCATAGAGTGTAAACCGAATTTATCTGAAGGACGAGTAATAGTAGGGTTAAGGGTATAATCTATTTGTCGTATAAGGTTTACGGGAACACCGTCCTGCGTATCCCCTTCGTATATATAATCCACATAAGATACGGATGCTTTACGGTTTCCAAAATCCAAATTATCCCCAATCTCTTTTAATTTTGTAATATCAATTTCAATCATGCGTATCGTCTTACCTATGACTACCGATTTGGTCTTTACACCTATAGGTCCATTACTCTCTATTGCATAATGTGGATTACGGGATTGTTGTAGTGCGGCCAATGTAGCAGGAGAACATAAGAACCACTCACCTGCTTTCACTATGATACCATCTACACTTAATACCGGCTTTAGATTAGAAACCGATTGTCCTTTCTTAAACGATACTGGTCTTATAGAAGGAGAAGCAGAGATTTGCCAACTATCCGTTAGCTGTGTGTACCTTTGAGGATTTTGTTTTATGTTGATTACCTTTGCCATTTATATTATCGTATGCTCTTTTATATATACTCAATTCGGATTTAAGGCGCTTGTTGGTTTGTTTGAGTTTGTATATTTCTCTTTGTAATTGTTTGTAGTTACCATCTAATACACATTCTGCTATAATCCAATTAATGTCCAATTCCTTTGATAAATTCTTATAACTTTCACTTGTGATTTCTTCTATATGTTCCGATTTCTTTTTATATCCTAATATCTTTGCTACTCCTACAGGTACACCAAATTCATCACTTGCTTTCTGATATATTATTTCTGGTAACATAATAGTTTGTTTGATAATAAATATTCTAAAAAGAAAAACCCCACTTTTGGTGGGGTCTCTTTTTTATTTCTTTAAAAACTTCTTTCCGAAATCAATTAGGTAAGGAAGAACTTTCCAACCTACGATTAAACCAACACCAAAGTGCCAATTTAAAACGAAATCTAATACTGCCATTTTGTTTTCAGTTTAGGGTTAAAAAATAGGTAACCATCAGTCAACTGATATTCGAATTCGTATTAATAAGTATAAAGGAAAAAATATAAAACCCCATTACTGTCTGCTGTCTTGCTTTATTTGCTATCTTTGCTGTTTGCTGCTGCTGTCTTTTATAACTATCGAGGTTTTTTCGTTTTTCTTTAGTATTTAGGTAAATATATTTTTCCACATGAGTGTCAACTCATATATCAAAATAACTCGTACTAGGAAAAAAATTGCCCCCGGTATTCGCACGTATCCGACCCGCTTTTACAATGCGCTATTTTTTTGAGCTACACGTAATTCAGTGCGGTGGTGTGCAGTGTGTTAGTGCGGCACGGGAGAGCACAAAGAACCCGCAACGAACTTAATCGCTGCGGGGGCGTGAGTGATTAGCTCACTATTGTATATGAGTAATTATCAATTAGTACATCTTGCGAATCCATGCAGGTGTTAGTCGTTCACCTTCACTTATTGAGCCGGAC